ACTTATAAATAAATAAGTTCAATTAATAGTCACTAAAGGAGACATAAATGTTTTTATCCGAAAACTACCAAGAGAAGTGGTCAGCCATTCTGGATCATCCAGACCTTCCACAGATCAAGGACAACTACAAGCGTCAAGTAACAGCAGTGTTGCTTGAAAACCAAGAAAAGTCTTTGCGCGAAGAGCGTCAAGCACTATTCGAGACACCAACAAACAACATCAGCGCAACATCTGGTATTGACAAGTATGACCCAATCCTAATCGGTTTGGTTCGTCGTGCTATGCCTAACCTAATGGCTTATGACATTTGCGGTGTGCAACCAATGACAGGCCCAACCGGTTTGATCTTCGCAATGAGATCTATCTACGGTGGTGCTGGTGCTAACAGAGCCCCTGCAGGCAGAACAGAAGCATTGTTTAACGAAGCCAACACTTCGTTCTCAAGCTCATTCACTGATGCTACAGGTAACAACCCAGTATTTGGTACATACAATACTGCGAATGCTACAAACACAGGCGCAATGGAAGCTCAAAGCGATTTTGCTGAGATGTCTTTCTCCATTGACAAGACTACAGTTACTGCTAAGTCACGTGCTTTGAAGGCAGAATACACTGTTGAATTGGCACAAGACTTGAAAGCAATTCATGGTCTTGACGCTGAAGCAGAGTTGTCAAACATCTTGTCACAAGAATTCATGTTTGAAATCAATCGCGAAGTTGTTCGTACAATCTATAAAGTTGCTAAAGCAGGTTCGCCTTCAACAGCAACAGCAGGAACATTTGACTTAGACGTTGACTCTAACGGACGTTGGTCTGTTGAGCGTTTCAAAGGTCTGTTGTTCAACATTGAGCGTGATGCTAATCACATTGCTCAAGACACACGTCGTGGTAAAGGTAACTTCATTGTTTGCTCTGCAGACGTTGCAAGTGCATTGGCTATGTCTGGTGTATTAGATTACACTCCAGCATTGTCAACCAACTTAAATGTTGACGATACAGGTAACACATTCGCAGGTGTATTGAACGGTCGTTTCCGTGTTTACATTGATCCGTATTCTGCAAACCTTGGAGCATCTAATCAGTTCTACATGGTTGGTTATAAGGGTACTAGCCCATATGACGCAGGTATGTTCTATTGCCCATATGTGCCTTTACAAATGGTTCGTGCTATCGATCCTAACAGCTTCCAGCCAAAGATTGGCTTCAAGACACGTTACGGTTTGATTGCTAACCCATATGTTACAGGAAGCAACGGATATGATGCTGACGGAGATAACTTCACAGCAGCTCGTAACCAATACTATCGCAAGACTAAGGTAATCAACTTAATGTAATTAAGTAGCCGACAAAGATCGGAATTTAAAGGGGGAAGTAATTCCCCCTTTTTTGCTCTTTGCACAGGCTATAAATATATAGATGAAAAAGGAAAAAGATGGCATACACAGCAAATATTAATTTTATACAAGATAGTTTGGTTAGAGCCCAAACATCCAGTTATGATTTCTTAAGACCGAATGCATTTAAATTCAGTATTAAGGATTTACCAAAAACTTCTTTTTCATGTCAATCTGCAAATATTCCTGATTTGCAATTAGGATTTGCAACTCAACCTACTCCGTTTGTGGATATACCGACTATTGGAGACAAATTGAATTTTGGTGAGTTTACTATTCGGTTTATTATTGCTGAGGATATGTCCAATTATATTGAAATGTATCGTTGGTTAGTTGCTTTAGGATTTCCGGACAACTATACTCAATTCTCAACATTTACAAAAGATAGACCAAGTAGATTTCCATTTGTAACAAAAACAAACGGAAGAGAAGAAGTTTTGGCTTACTCGGATGGATTATTGACCATTCTCGACTCGACAAACACGCCTAAAGTAAATATAATATTTAAAAGCCTGTTCCCAATATCTTTACAGGCCTTAGATTTTGACATATCGTCAGCAACCGTAGAATATTTTACCGCGATCGCATCGTTCAAATATACTATTTTCGAAGTAGAACCTTTATAATATAACTTGGAGTTATTATGGATAAAAAGAAATTAAACAAAGTTACGCCAATGGCGCTACCAAAAGTACCGTCATTACCAAAGGCAGGAGAACCTCAAGCACCAACTCAAAATGAGGGAAAGCTTGAAGTAAAACTAGATGACCTTCGCAAAGAACGAATCTTTATCGCAACGCCTTGTTATGGCGGACAATTAACTGAAGCATACTTCCGGTCAACAATTAGATTGTTGACATTTTGCAACCAACATCAAATCCCAGTTGCATTTGGTACTATCGCAAATGAGTCGTTAGTTACTCGTGCTCGCAATGTGCTTGTTGCATATTTTCTACAAAGCGATTTTACGCGCTTAATGTTTATTGATGCAGACATTGAATTTCAGGTAGAAGACGTAATTAAATTAATTGCGCATAATAAAGATGTAGCAGTTGGTGCTTATCCTAAGAAGGGTGTTAATTGGCAACGCATTCGCGAGTCAGTTAAGGCAAAAGACGATCCTTATACAGATCAACAAATTGCATCTTTCGGTAGTGATTATGCTATCAACTTTAAGTTCGTCAACCGAGAACAAAAACAAATTGCTATCGAAAACGGATTGATTCGCTTACACGATGGTGCTACAGGCTTCATGATGATTAAGCGTGAAGTTATTGATAAAATGATTGTACAATATCCTGAGCTTAAGTATAACAACGATTTAAATACACCGCCAGAATTGAATCCTCATTTCTATGCGTTCTTTGATACTATGATTGATCCTAAGGACAAGCGCTACTTGTCTGAAGATTATACCTTCTCACGCAGATGGCAAGACATGGGTGGTGAGATTTGGCTTGACCCTTCAATCTCGTTGAACCACTATGGTTCATTCAACTTCCAAGGCAATCCTCAGCAAATTATCCAAATCGGTTAATCCTGATAATATATTATGAAATTGACAGAGCTCCAAGACGAATGGGAGAAGGATTGTAAAATCAATGAAATGAATCTAGGGCAGGAGTCGATAAAAACTCCTAACCTACACTCCAAGTATTTGAACTTTCTTTCTTCTACTAGATTAAATCTTCGTAAAGCCGAATCTGATTATTTAAATTGCCGACGTAAGAAGTATCGCTATTACAGAGGTGAAATGACACAATCAGAATTAGAAGACGAAGGTTGGGATCAATGGCAGGGCAATAAGCCTTTAAAGAATGAAATGGATGAGTTCTTAACTGTAGATTTGCATCTTGTTCAATATCAAGATAAAGTTGAATACTTTAAAACAGTATTATATCAGTTAGAACAAATTATTCGCTCTATTAATAGTAGAGGGTGGGATATTAAAAATGCTATTGAGTGGCAAAAATTCACTAACGGTATGATGTAATGGCAGATATCTTTTTATCCAAAAAAGATGAAGTACATCTTAAGGTAAAATGTGAACCGTCAATTGGACAAGAATTGAACGATCATTTTGCTTTTGATGTGCCAGGCGCTAAGTTTCATCCTTTATATAAAGCAAGAATGTGGGACGGTAAAGTTCGTCTCTATTCTATGTTTACGCAAGAACTTTATGTTGGATTAAAAGAATATCTAGAACGCTTCTGTGAAGAGCGCGATTACACTATAGATTATGAAAATTATATTCATACCGCGGATGCGGCTACATATGATATAGTAAGAAAATTTTGTGAAGATCTAAATTTAGGGACAAAGGGTAAACCTCTAGAAATAAGAGATTACCAAATTGACGCTGTATTCAAGGCGATTGAAAATGGTAGACAATTATTATTATCGCCGACGGGATCAGGTAAGTCTTTAATCATATATTGCTTACTTCGTTGGAATGAAAGATTTGATAGAAGACAGTTAATACTTGTACCTACGACCTCACTTGTAGAACAAATGTATTCAGACTTTCAAGACTATTCTTGTCTTAATGGTTGGAAAACTTCTGAGCATTGTCATCGCATATATGGCGGCCACGAAAAATCAAATGAATATGATGTTGTCATTAGTACATGGCAATCGTTATATAAATTACCAAAACCTTTCTTTAAAGACTTTAAAGTAATATATGGCGATGAAGCCCATAATTTTAAAGCAAAATCCCTAACAAGTATATTATCCAAGTGCACCACAACTCCATATCGAGTAGGTACAACGGGCACACTTGACGGCACTAAAACTCACAAATTAGTATTAGAAGGATTGTTCGGGCCTGTTTACAAAGTTACAACAACTAAGAAACTTATTTCAGATAAGACATTAGCGGATCTTGAAATTTTTAATATAGTCTTAGAATATACCGATGAAATTCGTAAAGCATCTAAAACATTATCGTATCAAGATGAAATGGATTTTATAGTTCAATATGAACCAAGAAACAAATTTATTAGAAACCTTGCACTTAAGCAAGAGGGTAACACTTTGGTGTTGTTTCAGTATGTTGAAAAACACGGTAAACCTTTATCTGAAATGATTAAAGAAAAAGCAGGCGACCGAAAGGTGTTTTTTGTTTACGGTGGTACAGATACAGAACAAAGAGAAAATATACGAAAGATAACAGAACTTGAAAATGATGCTATTATTGTAGCAAGTTATGGAACATTCTCTACAGGAATAAATATTAAAAACCTGCATAATATTGTTTTTGCATCTCCTTCAAAATCTCGCATTAGAAATTTACAATCTATTGGGCGAGGACTTAGGACAAGTGAAACTAAAACATCATGTAACTTATATGATATTGCAGATGATTTGAGTTGGAAGAATAGAAAAAACTATACGTTATTACATATGATTGAAAGAATTAAAATTTATAATGATGAGCATTTCAACTATAAATTAGTAAAGGTTCCGTTACAATGACAAATACTACATATTACAAATATTTAAAATTAACTAACGGCGATAATATAATTTG